ACCCATTAATTGTAATAATGTTGTTGATGGTTCTTTGAAAGGTAAAGGCATAAATGCATCTCTGATGTTTCCTCCAGGTGCATCTACATCTCTAAACTCTCCAGGTTGTATCGATTGCGCTTCATCTCTAACACGAATACCTCTTTGTTTGAATCCCGCTGGCATATTTGAAAACGTACCAGCATCTAACAATTGTCTTAATGCATTCGTTGCAGTTCTTGATAATCCACCGATCATGTGGATTAAGCCGAAACCATAAAAACCTAGTCCAGGTAAAAATTTAAAATGAGTAAAATATTCAATTTTATTTTTTAATGGATCTTCGGCTTTATAATTTCTTCTAATAGATAAAACTTCCCTTGATGATGTATCGATTGTTACAATGTAAGGAAGTTTTATTCCTGTTGGGTTTTGTTCCATATCTTTGTCTTCAAAACCCTCAAGATCTATATTTGTGTGAAACTCTAGAATTGTAAACATTTGTTCGTCTCTAGTTTTTCTAGTTCCTTCTAGTTCTCTTTCTTTTTTTTCTACTTCTGTTTCTTGTGAATAACCTGGTGATATTTCTACATCTCTATAAAAACCTGCTACTTGTTTTTTTCTTAAATCATTTTCTGATATTTTTAAAACATGCACAACAGCATCTGCATCTTCTAATGAGGTTGCAGTGTACGGAACTATCAGATCATCTGCTGGCAC